CATCTATGACGCAAGCCATGGAAACCGTATTGGCGTCCCAGTACAAGGATCGCGCCGATATTCACCGCGAGTTGAAAGCGGTGTGCTCCAGCTTGCTCGACTTCTCCGAGTTTGAGGTGAATCCATCGGGCAAGTATTGGGAGGCTTACAACGACTTGATCCACTCTTACGGCGTGCAGTTCCTTGACTCTCTCTGTTGCTCGGAGCTGGAGATTTTTATTGATGAGCTTAATCACCAGATTGGCGTGCCGATCCCTGCTCCTCGTTTTACCCTCCGCCATCGTCGCGGGGGTCTTCACGGCTACAGCTATAGTGGCGACATCCTTATTGATGGAATTGCTTGTGGTCTCGTCGCTTGGGGCGCAGCCAATCACGGATGCATGGTCTCTTTCACTGGGGCCGGGTGTGACGGACTGGATTTTCACGCTTTACACAATGTTATTGCTGTGGTGCCTGGGGTCCGTATTACACGTGTTGACCTTGCCCTGGATGATTACTCAGGCTCGGTTATATCGTATCTCCGCGCGGTCGAGGCGGCGGAGTTAGGCAATTTCCATCCGGCCAGAGGTACAGCCCCTAAGTGGATGGCCATCCAGGCAGGGGAGTTTATTCCCGAGGTTCACAACGCCATGGCCAAGCGCTTTGGCATGATTGCTTCCTCTGGCTGTTCCTTCTATATCGGCTCTCGCGCCAATGGCAAATGCGGCCGCATTTATGAGAAGGGAAAGCAAATGGAGTCGGCAGAGTTCCCAAACTGGGTGCGTGCAGAAGAAGGCGAGTTGCATAGTAAAGACCGGATAATCCCGCTAGACGTCCTGGTAAATCCAGACCCTTATTTTGCAGGAATGTATCCCCAGTTTTCAAAATGGCTGACTGAGATTGTCCAGGAAGAGATAGAACCTGCCCGCATCACTACCTTCAAGAATAAATTTAAAACCTGCCGCGATAATGCGGTTATGAATATGTCCAGGATGGCGGGTCGCCTTGTTAATTGGTTAGCAAAAGTCGAGGGTTTATCGCCTGATAAGATTGTTAACCAATTAACTGCGCACCTGGGAGAAAACGATATTCCTGCGCGATTAATGCTGCCGCTCCCTCCTGAATTGGACGAGCTGCCTGTATTTTCGACCTAACCAAGGTTCTTCAACGAGGTAATAACAATGTCTATTCTGTCTGGTGTTCTGGTCACTCGCGTGACCCATGGCTACGGTGTTTCTCGCAAGTCTGGCGCTCCGGTGCCTTACGACTTTGCCCAGGTCGAATATCTGGCTCCGGCAAACAACGTCAACAAGCCGGAGTGCAATATCAACTCCTGGGGCTATGAGGTTCGCCAATTGTCCCTCCGCAATGATGCGCCCACTATCAAGGAAATGGCTGATTGCCCCAAGTTGGTGGCGATTGATCTTATTCTGGAGGCTGACCCCCAGAATCCGACCCGTAACGTTGTTGTAGGTTTTCAGCCCACTAAAAAGCCGCTGTAACCACCGCGCAACGAGGAGGAGGAGCGAGGGCGCGCAGCGACCGACGACGAGGGCGCGATAATGATCTGCCTAGATATTACCTCCCAAGGATATGCCCGCCTTTCAGAGGGGGATTCTTGTAATTACGTGCTCCTGACTGTACAGGAGCACACAAAACTCACCGATATATCCAATTGGTTTCAATTCGATATAGCGGATGTGGGAATTGCCTTTAGCTCTGGGATTGTTATTTGGGCTTTGGGTTTAAAACTGGGCGCTATTGCCCGTGTAGGTGCAAAAAGAGGATAAACGAGTATGCGTAACTATTTCCGTAATGGCTGTATCGCCCTGGTGGGCTCCGTAGCTGCTGTTGGTGCCAATGCTGCTGATGGTGGTATCGCTGCCGCTGCGGGTGCTGCCCTGGATGCTGCCCAGTCTGACGTCACCACTACCGCGCCCAAGGTGATGATGGTAGTGGCTACAGTCGTCGGGGTCGGTATCCTGATCGCGCTCATGCGTAAGGCTTAAACCGTGTCCCTGTTGATTGGGACGCTATGGTTTCTGTTCTTTGTCGAAGGCTGGAGATCATCGTTTTCGATATGACACAAGGCGGCTTCGGTCGCCTTTTTTATTGGGGGTCGAGTGAGAGTCCTTTATCTGTTGTTCCTGCTGCCGCTAGGGGCTCTCGCGAGCTGTCCGGCAGGTATTCAGTTATCCAACGTGCCAATTAGCACCGCGCTGCCCTATTGCGTCAAATGGGAGTCATCCACCCTGGGCGGCTGTGCTGTGGACTGTAAGGGCGTGTGCGTCGAATTTCCGGCTAACGGCACCAAGGGGCCAATGGAGACGACTGGCCGGGAATGCGAGCTAGGTGGTGGTGATCCTGGTGGCGGTGATAACGGCGGCGGCAATACAGGTGGTGCGCCATACTATTATCCCTTTAAAGATCAAGTGAGCCCTATTGGTGTCGGCGGTAATTACCAAGAGGCCACTACTGCGGCTTTAAAGCAGATTGATGAAGATTTGCGTTGGACTGCTATTAAATTATATGGTCAGGGTGAAGAATCGCTTGCCACATTTAAAGATTTTGGTCGAGACCTGAGAAAAGTTACTGATGCACTCACCACTCAAATTAACAGCTCTGAACAAGTTGGCTTAATTAACAATCAGATGCTTTCGACGCTTAATCGGTCTGAGGATTGGATTCAAGAATTAACACTCTGCGTAACTAGACCCTTTGATTATAATTGTGGTCACTTGGCTGGTTCGGGCGGTGGTGGTAGTTCATCTTCAGAAGATACCGCTGCGATTAAGGGCATGATGCAGACCGCCATGGGGTGGTGGGGTGGTACTCCGGGTAATCTGACATCGATTAGTGGTCAGTTGACGGGAATTTCTAATAGTGTTGCGCCAATGTTCCCAATGCTTGAGTATTTCAATAAGCAGCAGACGAGTTTGCAAACCCAGATGGCGGGCGATTTAGCCGCAATCAAAAACGCATTAGGGAACGGTCAGGGCTCGGGCGGTTCAGGTAATGAAGGGGGCGCTGATATAGATTATTCCAAAATGCCAGGGGCGGCGGATAATCCTTTGCATGTGGCTGGGTCAAATTATGAGTCTAATTTGTGCCAGGAAGGTGATAACTGTGCTTTTGACCTGGGTAAAATAAATAAGCAGTATGATGACAAGAAAGCTGAGTTGAAAGATAAGTACGGCGCAATAAAGAATGAAGTTTCCCAAGTGTTTAAATTTGAGTTTAGCGGCTCTGCCTCGGCTCCTAAATGCTTCGATATGTTCTCCATGTTTGGAAAGGATTATCAAGTCTGCCCTGATTCCGATGGTTATTGGGATTTTTTGGCGGCTTTGATGATGTTTATTTTCTACTTTACAGCGTTCATTATTTTGACTAGAAGGTGATAGCGATGGAGTGGTTAGGTGATTTATTCAGTGGGTTGTTTCAAGATATATATAATCTTGCTGTCCAGGTAACGGCCTGGATTTCGGTAAAGCTGGCTATTCAATGGATTGAGTTCAAAATATTTCTGTTGGTCTTTTCATGGGATGTCGCCAGGGAAATCCTGATAAACCTGCAATTCAGTGACTTGATATCTTCCTCCTTTAATAGTCTCCCAGCGTCTGTGCGGGATATATTGCTCTATCTGCAATTTGATAAGGGCCTGTCCGTTATTACCCAGGCGTTTGTGACGCGCTTTCTGTTGAATATCTTCGGGTGGTGACTCATGTCGATTAAAATCCATCACGGCGCACCAGGGTCTTATAAATCAAGCGGCGCTATTCACACCGATGTGATCCCGGCCATCAAGGCGGGTCGCTACATCATTACCAACGTGCGCGGCTTCTCTGTTGAGCGCTGCCGAGAGGTGTTGGGTAAGGATGTACCGGACAGCTTCGAGGTGCTCTATGTCGAGACAGAATCCCAGGAGGGGCGTGATCATCTGGCTCGTTTCTATCACTGGGCGCCGAAGGGGGCGTTCTTCCTGGTCGATGAGGTGCAGCGGGTTTTTCCGCCAGCATGGCGTCAGAGTGACCTGGATAAACTCGATTATCCTGGTGGGCCAGATAAGGCAAAAGAGGATGGCCGACCGGAAACAATCGACGTGGCCTTTGATATGCACCGTCACCATAACTGGGATTTCGTATTAACCACCCCGAACATCAAAAAGGTTCATCAAGTAATTCGGGCTGCTGCGGAAACTGCAATTCGTCATACCAATATGGCGATATTGGGCCTGGGGGGGCGTTATAAGACCGTTCTCCACCTTTCCGATAACTCCGGTACGTCTCTTTCTGATGTCCTGCAAGCCAAGCCATTTAACAAGGTGCCTAAGTATGTTTTCAAACTTTATGACTCAACTACAACCGGTAAAGTCTCGGATACAATCGCGGGTAGCTCGATGCTCCGAGACCCTAAAATACTTTTTGTTTTGGTCGTTTGGGGACTCTGTATGTTCTTCGGTTTCATCAAGCCTGAATATATTGACTCGCCTGCTAAAGCCCCTGTTGTGGCTTCTGCGTCCTCTGATGCCGCTTCTTCGGTTCCTGGGCAAGTGGGTGGTGCGCCCGCTTCTAATGTACGTCCTGGTGGCGCTCCTGCTGCGGATGCTTCTGGCGTCTTTGCTGTAGGCCCGTT